GTGACCATCGTCGCGCCCTGCATTGCCGCCATCGCTGCGACCTCGGCTGCGCTCAGCATGGCAGCCTTACTTGCCGCCCCTGCCTGCCTGCCCCGCCCCGCGCCGGCCAGACTCAGCCGGCTCGACGGTCTCGACGGCAGCCACGATATTGCCCTCGCCTTCCACGACCTCAGGCAACTTTCCGGGCGTTGACGCGGCCTGAATGCGGTCACGCTCTGCCTCGGCCTGCTGCGCCTCGAAGCGGGCGCGCTCGATGCGGGTCGCCTCGCTCATGGGAACGCCCAGAGCGAACCGCTCTTGCTGAGCCTGATACGCCCCTTCGTCACTCTGCACGAAGCCGCCGTCCAGCATGAGGCGCGCCAGTTTGGGGTCAGCCTGCTCGAAGATAAGTCCCGTGCGCGGCTCAAGGAAGTAGCCGCCGCCCGCGCTCTCGTCCCCGAAATCTGCCAGTGCCTTCGCATTGGCGTCGGCCTGCGCCTTGCGGCTCTGCGCCACGCGCGCGGCTTCGTCCTTCTGGCGGGCCTGCTCTGCCTCGCTGTATGTCTGGCCGGCTGCCCGCATTTCGGCCTGCGCCCGCTTGCTGGCTTCCTGCTGCGCCTTGACGTTCCCTTGCAGGCCGCGGCCTGCGGTCTCATTGCTCTCGGTCTGCTTGCTCTCAGCCATCGGTAATTTCTCCTGCGCTTGCTGCGCTGAACGGGACGGCGCGGGCTGCTCGCCGCGCCGCATGGTACGCGGCCTGTCGCCGCGCATGGTCATACGCTTGACTGCGGTTGAACGTTGCCCCGTCTGCCGAGAAGTCGAAGGCTCCCGCCAGCGCGCCCGCTTTCTCAGCCCACAGGTCAGAGGCGGCCGCGTGCAGGTCGTAGACGGGCGTCCAGTCTGCATCGGTCGGTTGCAGGCCGGCTGCATCAGGCAGCGGGTGTCGCTCGATGGCCGCCGACAGGTCCGTGTCGCTGAACGTATCGGCGGTCGGCTCGACCAGCCATCTGCGAAGCCGGCTGACCTCACTGGCGGTTGCGGCCATGACGTTTAGTCTCTCGACAGGACAATCTCGACCGTGCCGCCCGGGTCTGCCAGTCCGGTCGAGCCGACGTGCAGACTCTTGAATGCCAGCACGTCACCCGCCGCGACAACAAGGTCGGCGGGCGTTGAGGAAAGCGTCAAGGCAGTTGCGTCAAAGGCGGGCGCGTTGACTCCAGACACGAACGCCTTCGAGGCGACGACTGTCGTGCCCGCGCCGGCCTGTCCCTTATTGATGATTTGAGCGGTGCGCGACTCGGTGTTCGCTCCGGTCAGGGTCGTGTCGGCAATGTAGTTTGCCGAGATGACCGTGCCGGCCCACGGCGCGATACAGACCGCTGCTTCGAAGTCGGCAGCGGCGGTCGTCGCCGCAATGACCATCTGTGACGTGAGAGTCAACGGAGCCTGTCCAGTTGGCATGAGGTTTGGTCTCCCTTACGGAACGAGAGCGGCAAACGGGAAGCGCGTCCCCGCCGTCGCATTCATGCGATTGATGGGGTTCGATGCCTGCCACCCGACGCGCATGACGGCGCGCAGGGCGACCATGTCTTGCTGCGCGAGGTTATAGGCGATAGAGCCGTCCACGTCCTGAATGACGGCCTCGGTCAGAATCTTGTACGTCAGGTCTTGCCGCATGGCGTAGACCAGATTCGACCAGTCGCCAGACACGAGCAGGGCCGTCGCCGCCGCCCATGCGCCGTTGCGCGGGAAGTAGATGGGCGCGCCGTCGAGTTCGTACTGCCCGCCCTCCTGCATCGAGCGCAGGAAGATGGGCTGCCCGTTGCCGCTGTCGTCGCGCAGGCCGCGCAGTTGCGCCCGCATGGTAATGTCGGCCACGTGACCGTCTACCATGTAGCCGTCTGCTTCGACCAGACTGATGACGCCGCCGGCTCCGAGCAGTTGGTCGTAGAGGTCATTTCCCGCCGCGACCGCAACGCTCTGGTCTACCGAGTTGCCGGCTGCAACCGCCTGCGCCACCAGACCCGTCGGCCACGAGGCGGGCTTGTTCGTGCCGAACAGGACTGCGGCATCGAAGGCAACGCCCATCGCTTCCATGATGCGCGGGCGCACTTCGCCCCAAATGTCATAATCGCTGTCGTCAAGCACGGCCTCGGGGATGGGGACGATGACGGCCAGTTCCTCAGCCGTAATCGTCTTATTGCCCCATGTCAACTTGCTCGTCGGCTTGCGGCTTGTGTCGCCATTGACGAAGCCTGCCGTGACCAGCGTTTCGAGGACGGGCATGATGGTCTGACGGGTCGTCATGTTGGGCAGTCTGCGCGCCAGTCGCATGACGGCAGACTGTTCCGCTACGCCCTGCGAAATCTCTCGGGCGTAGTCGGTCGGGATGAGGGCTGTCGCCCCTGTGCGGTCAATCATTTCTTGCGCCATGCTCTGACCTCCGTGCTAGCGGCCGCGCCCTGCGGCGCGGCGCAATAGTGCGTTCATGTCAGGCACAGTCGAGACAGGTGTCTGGCGGCTGCCGTTGCCGGCGTGCCCGGGCGGGAGCGGGCTGGCGGGCTGGAAAAGTTCTGGCCCAATCTCTCGGAGCCGCTTCCAGTCTGTTTCGCCCTTCGCATCGACCAGTTTGGCGTCTTCCGCAGCCAGCCAAGCGAGATGCAGGTTCCGCAGGTCGGCAGGCGCACTCTCGTAGAAACGGTTCTGGCGGGTCGTCTGAAGCATTGCCGCCTGTACCGTTTCCAGTGCCTTGCGTGCCTCGCTGCCATCTGCCGCTTGCTTGGTCAGGTCTGCGACCTGTTGCGCCAATGTCTGCCGTTCGCGCTTGGTCGCCTCGTAGGCTCCCTTCAGGCCCGCCGTGTGCTGCTCGATGCGCGCCCGAACCTCGTCGGGCTGAGCCTTGACCCAATCCTCGAAACTGACAGCATCGCTGCCCTTCGGGGTCGTGTCAGGCGTGGGGCTTTGCCCCTGCGCGGGCGAGCCGACTGGCCCTTGTGCATTGCCCGTGTCCGGTCTGTAATACAGGCCGGCTCCCTGTCTTCGCATTATGCCTTGCTCCCTTCGGAACGCCCGTTGCGTGCCATCGGCACGGCAGCCTCGCTGCTCCGGGCGACTGTACTCTACTCCGAGACTGTCTGCGGTGCAAGTTGCGTTGAAAGGGAACGCAACGGCAGCGCACGCGGGCTGCGCCCGTACTCGCTTTTGTGCCATGCAATGATGCTGTCGGCCCCTGTCGGACGCAGGCTCAGGGAGCCGGCTTCGTAGAGCGCATGGCGGCCCGTCCCCAGAATGCGGATTTGCTGCTCTCGGCTCAGCGCAGCGAAGCGGGTCGCTCCGGGCTCGATGACAGGCGGCCTGCCTGTCGCGAAGGGAGCCGCAATGCAACGCCCGCCCGCATGGTCGTTCAGCCGCTCACTGACAGGATGACGGCTGCCGTGCATGGCGAAGCAGGCCGCACAGGTATTCTCGTCGCACACACTGACCCAGACCCATCCTCCGAGCCGGTCAGCGTTGGCGGTCATCAGGCGATGCAGCGTGTCATTGTAGGCGTAGACGGCTTCCGTGCGCGCGCTGAGCAGGGAGCGCGTCAGCAGGGAGCCTGCGGCCTGCCTCATGTTTCGCAGGCCGGCCAGAGGATTGACCCCCGCCCGCGTCCTGCCGACTGCCATGCGCGCAACGGTCTTGCCTGTCTGCTTGGCGAGCCTCCGCAGGCTGCGCCCGACCCGCTGGCTGCGGCTGCCCAGACGGGCCGGCCCGACAGGATGCAGGGCAGGGTCGATGCCCTGCGTCTTCAGCATCTTGACGAAGCCCTTCTCAGCCTGTCCCTGTGCGCTGGCTCTGGCAGCCGCAATGCGCTGCTCGGCGCGCACCGTCCACGCCTCGACAGTGCGCCGGATGCGCTTTTCGGCGGTCTTGCGGCTGATGCTCCCTGCCAGCAACGCGTCAGAGTCGGCCTGAATGCGGTTCCAGACCGTGCCGTAACTGCGAATGAGCCGGCCTGCCTCGGCCTGTTCCAGCCTGAGCAGGGCCGAGCGTTCGGTCAGCGCGGCCCGTTCCAGTCTACTCGGCATGACTGTCGGCTCCGGCCCAGAGCGGCAATTGCGCGTGTGCAATCCTGCGGCGCGCAATCTCCAGATAGTCAGGCTCGCGCTCGATGCCCACAAACGAGCGGCCCGTGTTGACGCACGCCACGCCGGTTGTACCGCTGCCGCAAAAAGGGTCAAGCACCACGCCGCCCGTGGGCGTCGCCGTCAGCGTGCAGAGGTATTCCATCAGGCGCAGGGGCTTCACCGTGGGATGGAAATTGGCGTTGGATGCAGGGCGATTGGGGTCACTCGTTGGCGTATCATTGCGGCCAACGCCCCCGCCATACCGATGCACGTCCCGTTCCGGCATTCCGTCCAGCCCCGCCTCGCGCTCGCGCCGGCTCGCCTTCGCCACGTAAAAAAAGCGGCTCGCGCCCCCGGTGTCGGCATGGCCGAAGGTCGTGTGTGGCAACTCTCGCCCCTTTGCCACGCTCTTGAACTCCCCGTTGTGGCGCGGCCTGTCGCTACTGCGCGTCTCCCCGCTCTGCTGGTCGAGCAGGGCGGCGGCTTCCTCATCGAGCAACAGATTCGCCGGCCAGCGGCCAGAGGGGTGAACGTTGACGGTTGGCGTTGGAGGACGATTCATAACGCTGCCAATGTGCAAGTGTCCCGCACTATTCGGGCGCGCTGTCTTGCGGATAAAGTCGGCGTCCTCTTGTGTCATCCCGATGCGGCTTCCGTCCACGTTGAGACCGGCCACGCCATGCCGCAGGGCGTTCTGCGCGAACGTGCCGTCGAGCGGCTTCATCG